CCCAGTTGTCATAGACGCCCTTCGGTGCCACTATAAAGGCAGCATTGATCTTATCCATCATATGCAAGATGCCGATGGTATCGATAGCCACCTTCGACTTGCCTGTTCCCATCTCCATGAACAGCGCATAATACTCCGCGGCCCACGAATCTGTGAGTGCCTGCCTCTGGTGGTCAAACGGTTCAGTCTTGAACTTGTACTTTTTCACGATTTCCTCCTTGACTATGCGAAAATATAGGCATATATACATGTCTGTCAAGACCCGATAGGCGTCTTTAATCACGAAAGAGGAATCACGATGAGCGATATCTTTGAAGCTATGGAGGAGGACTTCGAGAAGAAGTTGAATACCTCCGTCGAGAAGCTCGATCAGAGCGACTTGAGTAGCGTAGCCGGTCTGGCTAAAGCAATCCGTGAACAAGAGGACTTTGTTGCAAGTCTCGAGGGCGACCTCAAGGCTGCTAAGAAGCAGCTCCTCAAGATGACGGATGAAGAGCTCCCAACTATGTTGGCCGAGATTGGTCTATCCAGCATCAAACTGGATGACGGTTCCGAAGTCACAATCAAGCAGACATATGGTGCATCAATTACTAACGGCACCAATGGCACTGTGGACAATCGTCCGCAGGCTTACGCATGGCTGCGCGATAACGGCTACGGCGATCTCGTCAAGAATGTCATCTCCTGTCAATTCGGCATGGGAGAGGACCAAAAAGCCGAGCAGTTCCGCAGCATTGCAGAACAGAACGGTTATCTGGCTGAGCAGAACACCTCTGTTCATCCATCCACCCTACGCGCCTTTGTTAAGGAGCGTTGTGAAGCCGGCGACGAGTTCCCCATGGAGTTGTTTGGGGCCTACGTCGGACAGAAAGCCATAATTAAGAGGAGCACCTAAGCCATGGCTGGTAAAAAAACTGAGGTTGCAGAGACCAAATCTGCGGAAGTAGTGCAATTCGATCCGACCATGTTCGAGGCAGATGCCGGACTTGGTCTGGAGAACATGGGCGCTGAAGATCTTGCCCTGCCGTTCCTGAAAATTCTGGGCGGCATGAGCAAGGAACTCGATGTACTGGAAGACGCTCGCAAAGGTGACATTTACAATACCGTCACTGGAGCCGTTCTGAAGGGCAAGGACGGCGTTAAGGTTGTCCCGTGTGCCTACCAGCGTCGGTTCATCCGTTGGGCCCCTCTGGGCGAAGGAACGGGCGCTCCTGTGGCCGTCTACGCACCGGGTGAGGCCATGCCGAAGACGCAGCGGTCTACCGAGGACAATAAGGACTATGTCGAAGACGGTTCCGGGGACTACATCGAAGAGACGCACCAGCACTATGTGCTCGTGCTGCACGAAGACGGTCAGGTAGAGACCGCGCTGGTTGCCATGAAGTCTACGCAGCTCAAGAAGTCGCGTAAGTGGAACAGCATGATCTCCTCCCTGACTGTGCAGGGCAAGAACGGCCCGTTCACCCCGCCGCGCTTCAGCCATGTGTATCTGCTGAAGACGCAGCTCGAGGAGAACTCCAAAGGTAGCTGGCACGGCTGGGAGATGAGCCGCGTCGGTCCTATCGAAGACATGGCAACTTACCAGCGGGCAAAGGACTTTGCGTCCAGCATCGCCGCTGGAGATGTCGTCGTGAAGCATCAGGACGAGTCCGTGGGCGGGGACATCAACCCCGACGACGTACCGTTCTAATCAGTTGGGGCGGCAGGAGTTTGCACGGTTTCACCTGTCGCCCCATCCTTCACGGGGAGCATCATGTCTGTACAACAGTTTTCATCCATATTTGACGGGCTCAAGCTCGCCTATGGCACATATAAAATCGAAAAACAGCAGGCTAACGGTAAGAATACTGGTAGAGCCGCCATCATCCGCGAACCGCGGACCACGGCCCTGTGGGAGGGACACCTGTCCGGTAAGGGACGGGGCATCGGCATCATCCCCATCAACGAGGACAACAAGTGTGTCTGGGGCTGCGTAGACGTTGACCAATATCCGCTCGACCATAAGGTACTTGTCGAGAAAATCCGTAAGCTGAAACTGCCGCTTGTCGTCTGCCGGTCAAAGTCCGGTGGAGCGCATTGCTTCCTGTTCACCACCGAATGGGTAGATGCCAAGGACATGCAGGCCACGCTGCAACAAATCTCCGCTGCGCTGGGATACGGCGGCAGCGAAATCTTTCCAAAACAGATCAAGCTCAACCTTGACCGCGACGATGTCGGCAACTTTTTGAACCTGCCGTACTACGACGCCGAGGACGGGCTGCGCTATGCCATCAAAGACGACGGCACCTCTGCTACTATCGAGGAGTTTTTTGAGCTCTACGAGAGCTACAAGCAGACGCCCGAGCAACTGATGGCCCTACAGGTGGGCGATCCTGAAGAGGTGTCGCCCATGAAGGACGGCCCGCCGTGCCTTCAGTTCCTGCTCAAGAACAAGATATCCGAGGGTGGCCGCAACAACGGCCTGTTCAACATCGGTGTCTATCTGCGTAAGGCATACCCGGATAGCTGGGAATCGGAAATCCTGACCTACAACTTGCAGTATCTCGAGCCGCCGCTGCCGCTTAGCGAGGTCAACATTGTTGCTAAGCAGCTCGAAAAGAAAGACTACGCCTACAGGTGTAGCGACTCTCCGATCAACGCGCACTGCAACAAGGACCTATGCCAGACCCGCAAGCACGGCATCGGTGCCGCTATCCAAGGCGCGGCCATCGCGAACCTCCGCAAGTACAACTCAAACCCGCCGGTCTGGTTTCTGGATGTCAACGGCGAGCCCGTCGAGCTGGATACAGAAGCTCTGATGAGCCAGACCTCGTTTCAGAAGTGCTGCATGGAGCAGCTCAACTTCATGCCTCGGTCTGTCAGCAAGCAGGTTTGGGAGGGGCGCATCGGCGGTCTAATGAACGAGATGCGGGACAACGAAAGCGCCATCATAGATGTCGCCGAAGACGCCAGCATAAGCGGCCAGTTCTACGATTATCTGGAAGAGTTCTGCGCTCATATGCAAAAGGCCAATGACAAGGAAGAGATACTGCTCAAGCGTCCATGGACGGACGAGGAAACTAGCATGACCTTCTTCCGCCTGAAAGACTTTGAGGCATACCTCAAGCGCAACAAGTTCTTTGAGTACAAGCTGCACAAGATTGCCCAGCGCCTACGGGACATGGGCGGGCAAAGCCGGGCTCTTCGCATCAAAGGACGGCTCGTCCGAGTCTGGGAAGTGCCTGCTTTTGACAAAGCAGACATAGATATCAAAACGCCATCCTTTGGCAGTGGTGAGGGAGCACCCTTCTGATGAAAGACCGTAACGAATACATCCACGAACAGCGGGTAGTGCAGCTCCGCACCTACCAATCCATCGCAGATGAGGTGGGCCTGTCACGTGAGCGTGTGCGCCAGATTGTGGTTGCCGTGTCCCAGCGCATCCGTTGGGAGCAAGAGATTGAGGCCCTGCCGGATAAACCTAGCAAAATGTGCCACCTCGTCCTGCCCCGACGGGTCCGAAACTGCCTCAAGAACGAGTTCCTGTTCGACCTGACATTCAAGGAGTTCATCGAGTATGCCGAGAAGAAGAAGCTCGAGAACATACCCAACCTCGGCAAGGGCAGCATAGCGTTGCTCGAAACGCGGCTCGCGGAACAGGGTTATGTTCTGCCCAAGCGGTTACGTAGCAAAGCCAGCTTGCTCCGCGATAGAGTTCAATCCAAGCGCGAAGCCCGGTACGCCAAGTACCGGCAGATTATGAAATGGCGAGAAGAGCGACGCAGCATCAAATGGATCGCCTATGAGGTGGACATGAGCTATGGCGGCGTTACTGGAGTCATCCATCGCTTTCTTGCCAACCCGGAGGCCCTCGATGGAGAAGAATAAAATCTTCCGCATCTACGGCCCGCCCGGCACCGGTAAGACAACCGCGCTGCTGAACAAAGTAGACGATGCTCTTAGCGCCGGTGTAGATCCCGCACATATCGGCTACTTTGCCTTTACCCGGCAGGCAGCTAACGAGGCGATTGAACGCGCCTGCAAGCGCTTTCACCTCGAGCCCACGCAACTGCCATGGTTCCGTACCCTGCACAGCTTTGCTCTGCGTCTGTCCGGCATACGCCAAGAACAGGTGATGCAGACAGAGCACTACAAGGAGCTGGGCCACGCCATCGGGTTCGACCTGACTGCGGGCGGGCAGGGCATG